GTGTTAAGTTCCTGAACCCGGCCTAGGCGTTCAGCACTTTCTCTGCGTAAATCCGCCAGCTGGGTATAGAGTTTTTCATCTTCCGCTATCCCATCGGAGATATCGGATTCAATCTTTGCAAGCTCCTCCGAGCTAATTTTGGATTTGATTCTCTCAAGAATCGCCTTAATCTTTGCCATGTTAATGATCTCCCATTGTATTTAGATTGTTAACCATTTGCCGGCTGCGTAATCCACAAGAACCACGCTCATAAACGTGGTAACTGCCAGATTATCTGTGCCGTTTATTGTTTCGGTGCTATTCGTGTTAACTGTAACCGTGTAAGCGGTTTGGTTGCTGATGATGATTTGCCGGTTCGTTCCCGTGGCCGCGGGCAAGGTAATGAGATCGCCATTATCAGCAGAGCTTGTGCCGATTACAATGAACGAATCTTGACGTGTAACTGTGTAATCGGTAGTGGTGTCGATAACATCAAGCGTGGCAGTTCCGGCATAGCCACCCGAAAGATAGACAGCATCGCCTTCCCACTTGGAGCTTGCGTTTGACAGCGTTTCAGCAATGGGAATCAGATTGCCGGCAGTCCCGGCGGTTAGTGCAGTGACTTGGACAATGCCAGTGCCGGTATTCACAGCAGAGCAGGTGTCATGAGCACCCGCAGGGGTTTCAATGCCCCAATAATCAGTTTCGTTAGTTCCAGTAGCGTTAATGGCAGCGGTCAAGTTCACGGCTGCATTTGTAGCCGATCCCTGAGCGTAAACGTCATAATCAGCAGCAGGGTTAACGCCACCTACAAGCGCCACATTCCCGAAGCTAAGAGCAGTGCCAACTGGACAGGTGCTTGTGATTGCATTGCCAACTGTGCCATAAGCCTTGGCGGTGACGGTAACTGTATCACCATCACCAGCAATGGCGGTAACTTCGGTATGCGCAACCGTGCCAGTGCCGTAAGTAGCTCCTGCTCCGGCTGCTCCGTTAATAGCTGCAATGAGATTATCCAAAGTGCCGGAAGCATTGACGGCACTAATGAGAACTTCATTAGCTGCGCCTGTCAACGCGGATTTGAACGTATAAACCTTTTCACTGCCTGCTGTTCCAATAGATACGGTATCATTTGCACTTGGCTGTCCCGTGGCGGTTAGCGTTCCGCTGGCCTTTACACCAGTTTCGGTAAGCGCATCAAGACGGAAACGATAAACAGTATCATCAATAGTTACAGTCTGCCCTTCGCCGGGTGTCGCGGCAATGGTCAATTTCGCATGCGCTTTCGTGGCGATTTGCCTGTCAAGCATGGAGGTGCTATCGGTTTCCAAGTCGTCAATATCGCCCTCCGCTGCGGTAGTCCTGTCAAGCAGTCCCGTGGTTTCTTTTTCTATTTCGCCCTGTAGCTTATCTATATCTGCGGCTAGTGTGCTTGCCTTGCTGCCGGGGTCATAATCGCCAACCTGCGCTTGCAAATCAGTAAGCTCTGATTGCTCCTCTGTGGAGATCAGCGCATTAAAATCAGATACAGGGTAATATGCAGTTTGCCCTCCTGAGCCCTCAACTAATGTAGCAACATAGTCTGTTAGTTTAAGTGCCATTATTTTAACTCCTCATAGGTTTCTTTGTTTATTCTCATGAACGTGTGCCGGCAATTATAAGCCCGCTCATCTGCGGTGTCGGCTTCGAAGGATAAACGTTCCGCATCAGTAAAGACACCGATCTCCAGACCTTGCACGCAAGCAGGGCGTGTGAGATCATCATCCGGACCGACATATTCCCAATAGACATCTTCCTCATACCGATCTTTACCTGCTGCAATATCCTCAACAGCCTGTAAATATCTGGCTCTGCTGGTATTTGCATAAGTCCAGGCGTAGCGGGGCATATTGGACTCTAATGTGGATTGGATAGCTTCTACAATCACATCCATTTTAGCACCAGTTAAAACGCCATTGATAAGCTGTTTTTGGATTTCCATCATTGACTGGCTGCTGATATTATCGAAAATAACCAGTTCCGCTTGTTGTAATGCTTTTAGCTGTGAGGTCATGCGAGCAGTGAGGGCTATGGGAACAGCACCCGCTGGTCTTAGTGATTTGTATTCGTTCAGTAAAGCGGCTTCCTTGCCAAGCAGCTTTTTGACAGCTTCGTCATAACCGGCTTGTTTCAGCAGCTTAACTAAGCCCTCCAGCGATTGTGTGGCGAAATTAAGATCTCTTGCATTAAACGTCAGGTATCCACGCTCAGTCTTGTATTGCATCAGTAGCGAGATTACACGTTTATTGAAATCCTTCATCACCAGATTAAGTGAATCTTGGAACTGGTCAATCTGTGCCGAGTAAATGTCTTTCATTATTCAGGTATCTCAGGGATAGCGGTTGCGGTAATATTCAGAGCCTTCTCTGCGTCGATCTCTTTAATGATCGCTGTAGCTTGCTCTAAAGTGCAGTTCCGGTCTCGCATGATGATTTCAGTTCGGGAGCGTAAGCCGTTGCTTAAATCAATAATATCAAGCTGCCTTTGCTCTGTTTGGGAGGTTTCGAATTTGACAGGAGGGAATTCGACGGTGATCTCAATATCGGGAGCAAAGATCGTGCCGGTGCTGTTAAAGCTGTAACAATCAAGCATGTTGTGAACTAACTGGATAACCGAAGGCTTGTATATTTCCTTCTTAAGTTCGTTATCATTTAGCACGTCTTGTTTGGAAAGCCTTAGCTGATAGCCTGAGGTGTAGCTTGACGTGTCCCGGTTATAAGCCTCTGCTGAAAGCCCATTCTGTCTTGCTATTTCGATCTTGCGGGATTCAATTATCTGTGCAACCTCGGTCAGCTTCGGATTCGGAGTAATGTATTCGGCTGAGCCCTGCGCCTTGCCATCCTGAGCATTGACAGGTAAATCTATCCGCCTCTGTAAGCCCACAGTAAGCGGTTCGGAGCTATTAAGCCCGCTGGTTACGAGGGTGCTGAAGGTTTGGAAATCCAGAGCCAGATCAAGATTAGTTTCACGTAGATTGACGTTGATATTGGTGTCAATTAGCGGATAACCAGAATCCGGCCAGAAATCATTAGCTTCTGGATACTTGGAAAGCCACACTATAGGAATCCGGTTATAGGGGTTTGGTATTCGTGAGCCTTCGGTTACTTTGCCTTCAGTATAGTTGGCATAAACCTCAACCTCGTAATACTCCTCAGCAGTCCAGCAAGCGTGAATAATGACCGGTGTCGCTGTGGGGGTGTTGCTGATCTCGTTGATCTGATAATAGACTTTAGATGCCTTTGTGGGATCGTGCTTATCTTGGATTACAAAACACTTATCAGGGGTGATGATGTCTAAAACTACACGCTTGTCAATAGGATGCCAATGAACAGCTATACCAACTTTGTTAGTAAGGTCCGCATATTTATCAGAGGCTAGCATCTTAGCCCAAAACTCGGATTTCAGCAAGATGGCGCTAAGCAGCTCTTTTTGCTGATCTGTGCCGTCAATATCAACTTTTATCGGGTTTTGGAATAGAATGGCTATGTCGTTTATGATTGACTGAGTGAGATTTACGCAGCGAATGTATTTCTTGACATCGGTATACGTGGCAGGATAGATAAGTGCAATCTCATCTTCCATATAGACTTTCTGCTGGTAATTGTAAAAGTCTATGGCTTTGGCAGCATCTTTCCTGCGCTGGATGTCCTGGTTAATCTTTGCCTGTGTGAGTAAGGTAGAAATCATATTGACCTGCCCGCCTTTTGCAGCTTTTCAATGGTGTGAACAACGATAATGTTCCGCATGGCATCAGAGATATGGGTCAGCATTGTTCCTTCCGGCTTCAGGATTTGACCATATTCGTCTGTGGTTACCTGCTCCAGATCGTTAATGAGGAATTTGCATTTAGGATCAATTCTTACCCGGTTATGAGCAAATGCACCATTAGCATAGTTAAGTGACCTGCGCTGGGTTATGCCGTGCCGATAGCGAACGTCAAAGTTCTTGCGTTGCAGTATTTCCACATCACTAATGTCTGCGCTTGACTTCCTAGCTATGCCTGT